GAGTTATTTAAGATACAGGAGAAAATTAATGCGTTAAATCAAGAATATGGCATAGGTGTAAAAAAGGTAGTAGAGGACACTTCTGAAGGATACGCTAAAATAAATACATCAGCCGGAGGGGTTGCCGAAAGTACACAGGAAACCGCAGACAAAGCAGAAGGAGCAGCCGCAAAAGTAGCCGATTACCAAAAGGCTTTATCTAAATTAGGACTTGAAGCAAGAAACGTACAATCATCTATTGATGATTTGAATAACTTAATACAAGATAATACGACTGACCCATTAAAACCTCCACCCGAAGCAAAAGGGGGTGGTATCGGTAAAATAGATGGAAACTTTGAGAACTACATGAACAACATGAAGGCATTGCTACCTATATTGGATAGGTTTAATGCAAGCGATGCTTTTCAAACTTTATTTTTAGGCAAGGCAAAACCAATCCCACTTGCCCCGCAACGTAACACAGGCTCACAGGATTTACAAAACTTACAATTACAAGTAACTGCGAATAATACGCTTAACAATGCGCTTGCTATAAGGAACTCGGAACAAATGCAGTACGAAGAGCAATTAAGAGAATCAAAAGCGGCTGCACTTACAAATACCTTAATGAATAGCGTAACCGGGTTATTTACTGCTATGCAAAACGGGGCAGGTTTAGGTGAGGCTTTAGGTAATATGTTTAAGCAAGTTGCTATTGATATTGCAAAGGCAGCAGTTCAAGCAGCAATCTTCCAGGGTATTTTGATGGCGTTCGGGGGCGGTGGAGGATTATCGTTCGGGCAAGGATTCTTAGGTGGATTTAAGAAACTTCTCGGCTTCTCACAAGGCGGCACCGTATCCGGCCCACAATCCGGTTACCCTGTAATGCTACACGGCACAGAGCATATTGTACGTCCCGACCAGATGAAATCAATTATTGCAAGCGCATCGCAGATGGGGGGGAGTAATAGTAGCAGGGTAATGGTAGAGGGTATAATTAGGGGTAACGATATATTCCTTTCACAACAAAGAACGGGTACATTCCGCTCACTTACAACGTAATAACATGCCTTGTAAAAAAGTAGTAATTGACATTATAGCCGGAGACCTTGCAGATGCGGATGATGGATTCGTTTATATCAGTTTCGTTGATTGCTCCGGTAACGATGTTGTGGTGGGATACAATACCGCAAAATTAGATTTTGATACAGGGTATTGCATGGATATTGACCGTGATTACACGGCTGAAATATACGTAGGTGGCATACCTACTGCGCCGCCTTACAATAGCCGGGTTACGGAGGGCGATACCTGTACCGAATCCAATCCGGTAGAAATACCCCCGGCAGTAGTACCACCTGCATACGGAAAGAAATACACCCTATCAGCAGTAGGCAAATCTGGGCATACGTTTACGGCTGAAATATATGAGAAACTATACACAGGGGCAACATATCCAATTAACACTTCATTAAACCCGTTTGTATTAGATTGCCTTGCCTCTAACGATGACCCATTCCAACCAATACTACCAACTACATTCACAATACGGGCAGACTTCACAAATTTTACAGGGCCGTTCCCTGACTTCTTATCTACGGATGATAGAAAATACTTTGTTAAATTTTATGCAAGTGGTACAACCTATTTGTTGTGGAATGGCTTTATATTAATGGATACTATTTCGCTGCCATTCACAACAGGGAGTACAATCATTGATATTATTTGTGTAGATGCAATCGGGCAATTAAAATCGGTTACCTACCTACCCGGTGTACCGCTTCTGACAAGTACAGAAAGTATTGTTAAAACAATAAACAATTGCCTTGCCTATTTATTATATCCGGGCGGCTACAAAGTAAACTTTGCCGTTAATTACTACACATCGCAGCTATCAGATGCAACAAGCGCACTTCGGCAGATATACGTTACTCAATGTAACTGGCAAACAGGGTCGGAGGCTTATCTAACCTGTTATGATATTATAGAAATCATTTGTACGGCATTTGGGGCGCAAATATATCAGTCGGGCGGTGAGTGGTGGATAACCTCCGTTAATGAAAGAGCAAGTAATACGATACGCGTATTCCAAACGGATCAAGATACTTCGGCCGATGTTGCCTATACAAAAACATTGAACTACACAATTCAGCCATACCAAAGTGATACGCTGACTCCGTTCTATTTTGTAAACAATTCACAAACGAAAATACTATCAAAGGGATTTCCGATAGTAGAGGTTAGCGGGGATATTGATTACAATTATAACAAACTTATTAACGGAGATTTTAGTAAGCTAAGTAACATTGCAGGTAACGCCCCGAATGGTACACCGGATAACTGGACTACAACAATCGGTACAAGTGGTTCGGTAAACATTCAAACAACTAATGGAGTTAGCGGATTGTTTTTAGATGGAGGCACTACAAATACGGTGCTTGTATCTACTCCGGTACTGATAGATGAATACGATAAAGTTAGTTTGTCATTTGATGGGTATGGCGGAACGGGAGGTGCTACATTTTTGCACATAGAAATAAAGATTGATGTAGGGGGTGGCAACTTTTACAAGTACACGAAAGCAGCAGGGGCAGACCCTGAATGGTTATACAATCCATCCACATCAGCAGGGGCGTATAGGTACGAAGTGGGAGATATTGTTAACCCGCAAAGAATAAGTATTGATTCAAGCGGTGCGCCTGCATCGGGAACATTAGAGATTACTTTTAGAGTAGGTACACAAATAGGCGGGGCGCATACAGAGGGATTCTTTGGCAATGCACGGTTAACTTATACATCGCAGTATTCTAAATACACTTTCCAAAATGTTAACACAAGTTCACCTTATAAAAAAGAGGTAAATGTTAAATTAGGAAATTATACCGTAATATCAAGTATTGTTTCACGTACTCAATCTCAATCGTTACTAACTACATCTAATAACGGGTTACTTAACTGGACTCGTTACGGGGATAGTAGTGTTACTTATAGCACACTTGCGATTCTTTTGTTATCGCAGTATTACAACATATTCAGTAAGCCCCGTGTTAATATGTCTTTTACGCAGTACAATGTTTACAATCAGGCGGGGGATTATTTTATCGGGTTAGTTAATAACTTTGCAATTACAGACCCATCGGGAACAATATCAATAAACGCATTCAAGTATATTTTGGGTGCATGTACCATTGATTACGTTAACAATACAATAAGTGGTACTGCGTTACAAATTGCAAACACAAATTTAACTTTTAGTACAAAGCAAACTTTAACACCTAACAGATGACACCCGTAACCGGCCAAAAGCTAAACATATACCGCTACAACTCAATAGCAATGACTGACACGTTAATTGCGTGTGCAAGGAATTGCACATTCAGCGTGAATGTGAATGAGATGGAAACCACAGGAATAGCCTCCGCATGGTTCAAAGAATCCCGCCCGGATGTCGCTTCGTGGTCAATCTCCTGCGATGGGTTGGTGGTATTGGATGATTATTCGTACCTGTTTATGCTTAATAGCCAACTTGCTAGGGAGATAGTATCGTTTAAGTTCGTGATTGATAATGGTACTGCCGGAGGTTTGGTTATCGTATCGGGCTTAGTATGGCTGCAATCAATCTCATTACAGGGCAATAACAAGGATGTAAGTACCTATCAGGTAAATTATCAAGGTACTGGGGCGTATTCCTTAGCAGGCACAACCATAACGCCCACAGGGGTGGTTATTAGCGGAACTACTACACAGGTATTACAATACACTGCCGGGGGCGGGGAAACTTCTATCGTTATACCGGGTGGGGCGGGAAAGACTATGCTCTATGGTAGCCGTGGCGGTACATCGTTTGAAACTATTGTTTATTCGGGTACACCGGGTACGGGGGCAAAGTGGACTATTGGAAGTGGTACGCTCGAAGTAGATGCCGGAGTGCCATTCTTTACAGGTGAGAAAATTATTATTTTAGTTCAATAAACCTATACTATGTTACAAAGATTGTTGATAATTACCCTTACTTTATGTTCGCTATCTGCATCCGCACAATGGCAACAAACAGGTAGCAAAGTGCGTTACGTTAATGGGTTGGGTATTCCTACTAAGGATACCGCCGCCGGGGTGAGTGCTGATAGTTCGCAAATACTGATAAGGCCGGCTGATTCATCTCTGTATATTAAGTACAAGCGGACTTGGGTAAAGGTTGGTAGCGGTGGCGGTGGTGTTGGCGGTAGTGGTACTATTAACAGAGTGCCCAAGTTCACGGCAGGTACTACTATTGGTAATTCATCCATTGTGGATTCGGCTTCTGCGGTGGCTATGACTATTAATCCATCGGGTAATGTGGGGATTGGAACTACTGCACCTACTAATGGAAACCTGCAACTTTATTCTGCATCAGGAACTAATCAAATTATACAAGATGCAGGAACTTTACTACGTTTTGTAGCGCAAGGCGGTATAAATTATATACTTTCAGGAACGGATTTAACATCAGGTAGTTCTGCACCTTTGGTTTTTGGAAATATAGGAGTAGCAAGTGAATGGATGCGGATAACATCAGCAGGAAATGTAGGTATAGGTTACACCGCACCTGCTACAAGATTAGCCGTTAATGGCACAACCCTAATCAATACCAACACAGATAACGGAGTTGATAAATTGCAGGTGAGTGGAAGTGCAATAGCATCTACTTTGAAGGTTAATACATCAGGGCAAACGTTAAATATATCTACGTTTTATAATTCTGGGTTAGGTAATAACTTATGGATAAATAATACTGCACCAGCAACCGTTTCGGGTGAACAAAATATTGGTATTGGTGTAGATGCAATGATTTCTAATACTTCCGGTTATTATAATACTGGGATTGGAGGTAGAGCATTACAAAGAAACACATCCGGATTTAGTAACGTAGCACTTGGGTTTTCTGCATTAGAATATCAAACCACAGGGCAAAGAAATGTCGGGATTGGAACTAATGCATTAAATTCTGTTGTTTCAGGAACTGATAATTTTGGAATTGGTGCATTTGCTTTACAATTTACAACAGGAAGTAAAAATGTGGGTATAGGTAGTCAGGTATTATATGAAAACACGACAGGTTCATCTAATATTGCTTTTGGTTTAGATGCAGGAAGAAGGATAAGCGGAGGTAGTGCCAATCAAACATCAAATCAATCTATATTTATAGGTGAAGATACAAGAGCAAGTGCGGCAGGTAACACAAATGAAATGGTATTCGGTCATACCGCAATAGGGCAAGGCAGCAACACCGTAACACTAGGAAATTCATCTATCACAAAGACATTCCTACGTGGTAACACAATGGTAAATACCACTACTGACAACGGAGTGGATGAGTTACAGGTACAAGGTTCAATATCCGGTATCGGATTCAAACAGGCCTACGTTACCAAAACAGGCGCATACACCGCTACTAATGATGATTATGTAATTGATTGCACTTCCGGTACTTTCACCGTTACGCTTCCTGCATCATCGGGTAGAACGGGTAGAATACTAATCATAAAGAATAGCGGAGCAGGCACTATAACCGTTGATGGTAACGCATCTGAAACCATTGATGGTGCTGCTACCTATTCACTTGCAGTACAATACGCCACAGTACAAATTATCTCGGATGGTACCAACTGGAAAATTATCTCTAAATTCTAATACCTTTGTAATATGATAACTGCAATCGCCCTTTCAATCGCACTAACTACAACCGCACCCGTGCAAGTGCAAACGCAAACGGATACTATTCCACACTCAATACAAATCAAAGATGTTGAGTCAAACAAGTTTACAAAAGATACCACTTCGCAAATAACCTGGAGTATATTCGGACTCACAGGAGATAGTGGTGCCGGATGTACGGCATACGTAGTAGCCTATGACAAAAAAGGCCGTAAAGTAATGGATGCAAACATACCAATTCCGCCTTCTATTTTAGAACAATGGGGTAACTATGCAAAACTTATAGATAATTATATCATCTCATTGTATAAAGTTCAAAAAAAGAAATAATGGAGCAGCACGTAGATAGCACATCGGTAAAGGGGTTACTATTGACAATGGGTTTATGGATGTTAGCACACGTTACCGCCTCGCAGGTGGCTACCTACTGCACTATACTATCGGCTATTGTTACTATAATCGTTAATATACAAAAATTCAAAAATGGCAAAGACAAGCATAGGACTGACTAACGTAAACTCACCCGCTCCGAAATGGTATCGCAAATCAAAGAGAATTATCGGGTTGCTATCCGGCCCTACCGTGTTGGCAGTATTTCAGATATTTAAACTAACTGACCACCAAATGGCAAGCGTGGCAACGGTAATAGCTTTCCTTCCTACATTATTAGAGGTATTTTCCGCAATACTTGCAAACGGTGAACAATATGCAGCTATCGATGAAAAGTCCGAATAATTCGGACAGTTGGGTAAAGTGGTGGTTACTTGCAATGGCTTTGCTATTCGTGCTGATTATGACATCATGCAATAGTGTAAAGAAATCGCAAACCACTACACAAGAACAAACGCTCACTATCTATGTACGTGATACGGTACACGTTAAAGTGATAGACACATCTCGCATCGTAACCGAATTACAGGAATTTAATACAAAGACTATTGAGTTATACGATACCGTGTATAAAGATGTGCCTGTACTTCGCCAACGGATAATATACGAGAACGTAAAGCAGCAACGCACCGAATCACAGGCAGGTATCACAAAGGATAGTGTATCGGGCAGCGTGAGTAATACGCAGGCACTTAGCAAGGTAGAATCAACAAGCAGTAAGAAATCAAACAGAATACCATTTATCGGAATTATAATCGGAGGCATTGTAATAATTATAATCTATGGCATACGTAAAACCTATAGTAAGCCTTAACGAGTATAAGGCGATGTTTGATTCGATGCAAGTCGATGAAGATAAAGCAGCCGAAATAGCTAAAGCCGTTGCACTAATCAACAAGGGTAAGCAGCGTTATTTATCCGTTACTGCTAAACTGAATCTCAAATGCCCGTGGTATGCACTGGGGATAGTTCACTACTTAGAAGGCAGTTGCAATTTCTCAAAGCACATTCACAATGGCGATCCGTTAACCGCTCGCACCTGGCAAGTACCTGCAGGCCGGCCATTACTACCGCCACAATTCGGTAAGTCCTACACTTGGGAGGAAAGCGCTGAAGATTGGTTTCGCTTAAAGAATTGGCACAAATGGCAAGATTGGGGGGTGCAAGATATGTTGTATAGATTTGAGGCGAATAACGGATTCGGGTATCGCAAGCGGTCGGTTGCTACGCCTTACCTATGGAGTTATAGCGACCATTACGACAAAGGCAAGTTTGTAGCGGATGGCAAATACAATCCCGATGCCGTGAGTAAGCAAGTCGGGGCGGCAATTTTGCTTAAGGAATTGATGTAATTTTACACTACAATTATAAATCATGGCAGTATTTAACAAATTCGATTCGTTTGTGGAAGCGGTAGCGGAGAAGGTGCATAACCTCGGCTCTGACCAACTAACCATAGCACTCACCAATACTGCCCCGGTGGCAGGTAATAGCCTACTTGCAAATATTACGGAGATTACCTATACCAACCTTTCGACACGTAACCTTACCACTACCGCATCTTCGCAGACCGCAGGGCTTTATAAATTAGTGGTATCGGACACCACCCTCACATCCACAGGCGGTAGCACAGGCCCATTCCGGTACGTGGTAGTGTACAACTCTACGGCAGCAGGTGGGCCGCTTATTGGGTTTTTTGATTATGGTAGTAGCATTACCCTGCTTTCCGGTGAATCTTTAACGGTTGATTTTGACCAAGTTAATGGACTCTTAACTATTCAATAATGGCAGATAACGTAGGATATACACCGGGGAGCGGTGCAACAATCGCAGCAGATGATATAGGGGGTATCCTGTTTCAAAGGGTGAAGCCTACATGGGGTTCAGATGGAGTTGCTAACGATGTAAACGTAACTACCCCTCTACCTGTAACTGGCGCACAAGAATTAATGGAAGCTATTGAAGCGATGCGGATGGCTATACACACACTAACACGTACTATCGGACTTGCACAGGTTAACCCGCTCACAGGGCGTATGTTGGTTGACCCATCGGGGGTTACTTCGCCTGTATCCGGTACGGTATCTGCCAACCAATCAGGTACCTGGAACATTACCAACCTTGCCACAATTGGCGGTGTGGCTGCTAACTCACAGGTGCAATCCTTTGAGAGAATGACTGCCGATAATTTAAGAAGAAATATAAACGTAACATAATGGCTACTACAAACGGAAATAGACAGATACTTGATTTAAAAAGATGGGAGCAAGTAACCCCGGCACCTGTAGCATCAGCAGCAGGTGCAATGATTGCATCTTCCCGGCATTTTAAGCAAAATCAGTTGTACGTGCAGGGTACTGCAACTGCATACTTATACAACCCGAATGATGATGGATGGGTGCAACTTCCTTCGCCTGCGCTTGCAGGTACTTTGGCAGCAGGGGCGGCAGGTACCGCCGGGGCATGGAGTACAGGTACAACGATTGCCGCATCGCTGACCGCAACGGCAGGTACTACCTCTACAATTACAACGAACCAAACTATAGCCCGTTCACTTGCGGGGTATTCAATACATATCTTATCCGGCCCTAACGCCGGGGTTACGCTGCAAATCGTTTCAAATACTATCGGAACTAACGCAGTTATAACCGTAGCTACGCAGGCATCGGCATTTTCTGCATCTACGGTATATCGTTTGTGTACGCCTGTATGGTATGTACTGGGTTCGGGTACTTTGGCATCAGGTTCATTCCGTAAGTATGACTATGCCACCAACACATGGACTACCCTATCTCAAACCGGATTAGCTGCAACTATTGCAACGGATGGCAAACTAATAGCAACGCCTTCATGGTATGACCAAGACTATGTGGCACTTGCATCCGGTACGGCAACATCAGCAACCGCTACAACGCTTGTAAATAACACAAAGACATGGACTGCCTCACAATGGATTAACTCACAGGTACGCATTGTATCGGGTACAGGGGCAGGGCAACTTCGTACGATTACGGCAAACACGGCCGACACGCTCACCGTTGCAACATGGACTACTACACCGGATGCAACCTCGGTTTATCAGATTAGCGGAAATGATAACTTCCTCTATTACATGGGGAATAACGCAGTTACCTTGTACCGCTATGATATTGGTGCGAACACATGGAGTACCTTATCTCCCACAGCAGCAAGAGCAGCAGCACCCGGAGCAGGGATGAGCGGGCATTGGATATGGGGCGTAACAAATACTGCATGGACTTCAGAATCCGCTATCATTAACGGGCGTAGATTGTATTCGTTCAGAGGTAATGCAGGTGCCGTACTTGATTACTACGATATTGCTGCCAATACTTGGGTATCGGGTGTCACGTATGCACCTGCAACGGAAACATTCACAACGGGTACAAAGTATTCATATTATGGGGATAACATCTACATTCAAAAGGATGCCACAAACAGATGGTTTAAGTACAATATAGCCGGCCAAGCAATGGATGGATGGAACACTATGCCTGTAGTGCAAGGTGCTGCTATCGTTGGCGATACGGCGTTCGATGTTGAATATCAGGATGGGGCAACTATAATCTTGTACGTTTATATGTTGATGAACACATCAACTCTAATGTTCAGACAAATGGTAATTCAATAATATGACACAGGCAGAAATAAAAGAAATATTAGGAAGGCAAATCAATCAACTTGAGATGCTGATTTCTGCCGCCAAGCAGAGAGGGGATTTAATGGCAGCCATACAATTAACAACTGAATTAATCGAGGCAAAGGATGCTTTTAACGCTATTACGTAATACCGGGGCGGCAGGCAATACACTTGTAGCTGATAGGGGTGAATACACCCTAACGGGTAACGTAGTAGATTTAAGGCAGGCATACCGCATAGCAGCCGTTGTAGCTGCGTTTACGCTCACAGGCAATGCCGCCACATTTACAATCGGCAAAACACTTGTAGCTGATAAGGGAACGTACACACTTACCGGAAACGATGCAGGCACAACGGCATCACGTAGAATCGCATCTGATAAAGGCACATTCGTACTAACGGCTAATGATGCAACCCTACAACGTGTTAGGGCTATTGCTGCCGAGCGTGGTACATTCGTATTAACTGGAAGGGATGCCGACCTGGTAAAGAGTTCCACTACACCAACGCTCACGGCTGCACGGGGTACGTTTGTGCTGACCGGATCAGATGCCAATTTGTTTATACCTTTGTATCAGTTTAACGCAAACGTAACAATACAATCAGCGCAAACTACACAGGTAAATATTGTTAGTCAGCAGAATAGTACTGTTACTATTGATAACGAACAAAGCACAACGGTAACAATACAGGAATCAAATGAGTATAACGTAACAATAACTTCAACCTTCGAATCATGATATACAACGGTACCAACGTAACTATAAAGCTAACAGAGCAAGGGGTTAATTTACACAACCCTACTTCATCTGACATTTATTATAAGAAGCCAAACGGTGAAACAGGTTCATGGGGTGCAACGATTATAGCTAACCATGAGATAACCTACACCACAACGGTAGGCGATATTGATGTGCCAGGTGTTTGGATATTGCAGGGATTCGTTGTAAAGGCCGGGGTAACTTACAAAACTTCAATCGCTCAAATGATTGTTGAGGCAAGTTTATGACATTATCCGACATAGCACGTTCATACAGAGATAAGTACGGTATGCAAATGCCATCGCTTAAACTTGCACGTATAATGTATGCCGAAAATAAGCTATCATTCAAGCACGTAGAAGCAGCACGAAGTATCCTGCGTAGGATTGAGGGAAAGAATCAGAGTCCGGAAAAAGCAATCAAAACCAAATATTATATGCCGAATGACAGACCGAAGAATCCGTATAAGTTACCTGCTTCAGATGAGGCAGACTTCACACCCTACAAGATTAAAGGACACAAACGCATTTTGATATTATCCGACATCCACGTACCATATCATTCCATCGAAGCGTTAACGGCTGCATTTGATTTCGCAGTTAAGGAGAAACCGGATGCCATACTACTGAACGGAGATACAATAGACTGCCACCGATTGAGTAGGTTTATTAAGGACCCAAAGAAGCGGAACTTTAAGCAGGAACTTGACACGTTTAAGGAACTATTTAACATTATCAAAAGCACCTTCAACTGCAAAATATACTTTAAGGTTGGCAACCATGAGGAGCGTTACGAACACTTCCTGCAAGAGAAAGCGGGGGAGTTGGTAGGGGTAGAAGAGTTTGAGTTTACCAACATACTCAAAGCAAGGGCAGAAGGAATTGAAATCATAGACAATAAACGCCCTATGCAGATTGGGCATTTGTGGGGTATTCACGGGCATGAGTACGTAGGGGGAATATCAGCCCCGGTCAATGCTGCCAGAGGTCTATTCCTGCGATCTAAGGTATCTTGTTTTCAGGGGCATTGTCATGCTACTTCAGAACACACCGAACCGACATTAGCCGGCAAGATGGTAACCACATTCAGTATCGGTTGCCTATCGGAACTGCATCCGGCATACATGCCGCTCAATAAATGGAATCACGGGTTCGCCATTATTGATACGGATGGGGATGAATTTGAGTTCCGGAATAAGAGAATTTATAAAGGTAAAGTGCTATAACATGAAAGTAATCCACCGCAAATTAGGAAAGGAAAAAGCGTATGGATTAGCCCACATTGATAGTAATACCATTGAGATAGATAGCCGACTGAAGCCTAAGCATAAACTGGAGATAACCATTCACGAAGCGTTACACATCCTTTATCCGACTGATTCGGAAACTGCCATCGTTCGGAAATCTAAGCGACTATGTGCCGTGCTTTGGCAGGAGGGGTATAGGAAGGTGGAGAAATGATAGGCCTTCCACCTATCCGGCAATGCTGACTTTTGTTACTGGGTGTCCGTTCATGCTATTAAAACCCACGTTTCTTACTTATCCTTACTCCGGTGTTTATTCTCATACTCACCGATTCTGTATGCCATGATAAGGGTTCCGAAGAACATTGCTGCAATAATGTAAATCATAATATTACGTTAAGGTTTTCAATATGTGTTTTGTACTCGTTATCAAACTTTGAGGTTAGGCTATCGTTAACCGACTTCTTAGCGTGTATAACCGTTGTATGATCACGGCTGCCGAATATACCGCCCACCTCTGATAAGGTAATCTCCGTTTGATTGAGCAAATACCACATGGTTATGTGGCGGGCTACTACGATATTTCTCATCCGGCTTTTGGATTGCATATTTTCAAATGGTATGCGGAAATAATTACTGCAAGTCTTAATTATATTATCTATTTGCAGTTTTGAGTTCAATACGATAGGTACATTCACTTTCCCTTTCATACCGGGGAGCGCAAAGTAGCTTATCCTTTGTTTTGGTGTAGTTGGCAAGTAGAGTGTAATAAAGGGGGATGCGTTTAAGCGTTCTGTTTTGAGTTTTTTGGTTAGCATGAGTCATTGTTTAAAATTGAAGTGATAAAAACCCCCCGACATCGCTGCCAGGGGGAAACCAAAACTAACCATGCCCTTGTAAGTTAAGCAATTCTGCGCTGAATGGCAAGGCAAATAACTCCTGCATTAATTCCCGACTTACCAAAATTGCCCCATTGTTGTAAGTTGACCGGATAGACTTATAAGGTATGTGCATTTCGCTAAAGTCTAAATCTTCAAGCATCCTTTCCTTTGTCGGATATTCCTCATACCGATTGGCATTAGGACTAAAGATTTCATACACCGTGCGAATGTCTACTAACTCCGTGCGCTGCATGTAGAATTTAATCGTGTAGATAGGCTCGCCCGAATCATCGTAGCAAACGAAAGAGTTACCTTTGCGGTCATACTGTAAGCCCGTACGCTCTGCGTATTGTTGGGCTAATTGTGGGGTTGATAGTACTACTGTTGTCATGGTTTTTGGTTTTTATGGTTTGAGTTTGGGTTTACATTTGAAGATGGCAACGAGATTGCCATTATAACTATCTAATCCATCTTGGAAGTTTTCAGCTAAATAAAATCCTATATCATTAGTCCAATTAATTTGCACTAAACAAGGGAATGATTCTCCCGGGAATGAATTGTTAATTATCATACAATTAATATAATGAATGAATGGTTAAAACTCCGGTGTATTTGTTATCCCTACGTATTCTAATACATTGCTTTTTTGCATCGTGCAAACTTTGTGCAAGGATAATATCTCGCAGGATGTTGTTGAAGTAGATTAGGTAGGTGTTCATGTGTCAAAGATATAATTACATTCCAATACCACCCAAATAATTTTGGAATTATTTTTGCAATTTAGTTGCATTTTCCACTATCTTATTGATTTTCAGACACTCACGCTCTGATAATTCTGCCTTGCCGTTTACAAATTCGTGCAGTTTTAGTTTGCGGATGCCGGCTTTTCGCTCAATGGCAGAGAGGTTAAATACGTGTTGACCTTTGAATAGTTGTTTAAGTTGTTCCATAAAAATATATTTTTACAAACCTACAAAATATATTTGGCAATATCAAAACTATATTCCATCTTTGACTTCTAAAACAAAAACACATGAACATCGTAAAACACACCGCCACCGAAATAATGAGCATCGGTAAGGCGTTTGCGGAGTCTGGAATGTTTCCCGACATCAAATCCGCTGCTCAAGCAATCGTAAAAATTCAAGCAGGTGCCGAGTTGGGTATCGCACCTTTTGCGGCAATGTCCGGGATCCACATCATTAAAGGAAAGCCGACCATCGGTGCCGGTATCATGGCAAGTATGGTAAAGGCATCCGGCAAGTACAACTACCGGGTAACGGAGCAGACCGATAAAGTATGCTCCATTGATTTCTACGAGGGCAAGGAACTTATCGGAAACTCCACCTTCACCATTGAAGAAGCAAAGAAAGCCGGAACACAGAACCTGGAAAGGTTCCCCCGTAATATGCTTTTCGCACGGGCAATGTCTAACGGTGTAAAGTGGTACACTCCCGATGTATTTGCAGGGCCGGTGTACGTTCCTGAAGAAATGGAGTTCCCTACGCTGCCCGATGCCGAACCTACCAAGCGCATCCTTACCAACAATCAATTCCAGTCAGCACTTGTAAAGATTCAAGACGGCGAATGTATCAAAGGCAGTACCGTAACCGTGTACGATTGGGTGCGTACCGAATGCCAACTGACCGAAGAACAACAATCATTATTTAACCTAATAAACTCAAACGACAATGGAACTGATTAAATTCAACCACACAACGAAAGAAGAACGCTCACAACTTGTCCGTGAAATCTTCGATGAAGTATTAAACGGCAGAATCAACCCACTCGAACTGCACCTTCGCCTTAAATCAGCGGAGGAAGTAATTAAGCAGCTCACTGGACTTGAGCCGTACAAAGCAATCCTGTTGGATGAAGCACAGAAGCACGGCAAATCATTTAACTACCAAACTGCGAAGATAGACATCCGTGAGGTGGGGGTGAAGTATGATTATTCGGGATGTGGGAATAGTATATTGGAAAAACTATACGAAGATAAATCATTGATTGATGAAGCAATAAAGAGTATCGAAACCTACCACAAAGGACTGCCATCCGCAGGAGTGCAAGTAGTACTATCTGAAACAGGCGAAGTTGAAACACATTATCCACCCGTTAAAACTTCTACCACATCGGTGGCGGTGACGCTTAAATAAAAAAGTTATGACAAATCCAAATGATTCAGCGACAGGTTTTGCATGGTCGCAAGAACAATCAGGAACAAGCGGTTTAACCAAACGTGAATACTTTGCAGCAATGGCTATGCAGGGATTACTATCTAATCCCAATACAAGTTTTGAAACACGAGATGCAGTAATCATTGCCGATGCCCTAATCGCAGAACTCAACAAGTAACACGGCAGTCATGTTAGCGTAATCGGGAATGAATACCGACTTGGGATAACGCCTTCGCATTGTAGCGGAGAGATACGGGTTCGAGTCCCGTACATGGCTCTAAAATGACAATTTATATGTCTAAATATTGTAAAAAATGTGATTTAGTTGTACCTTTTTTTATAAAGCAAAATGGCCCACATTTGCAATCAATATGTACTAGATGCAATAGTCATATTGACTTTGTAAAGCAGAACAATAGTAACAATAGAGAATCAAAGCATAAAAATTTAGTAAAAGAAAAAGGTATTGATTATTGCGAATGGTGTTTAAGAAAAAGAGAAGAAATACCTTTGCCTGGTACATTGGAAGCACATCATATTGTTGAATACTCTAACGGAGGAACTGACCAACTAAATAACATACTAATATTGTGTACTGCTTGTCATAAACAATGCCATCACGATAGAACATATTACGGACATTATAACTCTTAATCACACTGGCTCTGAATACCCAGCGAATCAATGGCAACACTAATCAACGCCTACATCACAAAGGCAAAACTTGAACAACTGCTCACACAAGCAGACAAAGGCGTGGCTTTCACCATCGCAGTAAACGATGAAGCAAATGCCTACAATCAGAACGTATCTCTGTACCTTTCGCAGACAAAGGAGCAAAGGGAATCGAAAGAACCAAAGACCTACTTTGGCAATGGTGCAGTAGTGTGGACTGACAACAAAGTTACACTTGCACCAAAGAAGGATGCTGCAACTGCGCAGGCATCTACTGAAGATTCCGGATTACCATTCTAACTCACCAGGGAGGGGACACATTAACCCCTCCCTTAACTTTACAACCATGACCATCCACCAATACATCGAACGCAAATACTTCCGGCTAAACACAACCGCAACAATCCGCAAAGGTGTACTTTACCATTGGGTTAATAACCGATGGATGCCGAATAAGGAATTTGAGAGGATATATCCTTTGCCGAATAAGGTGGGGAAGCAACTTACTAATTTGGATTCACGGAAAAACTCATTGCTATGACCCACGGATCATTATTCTCTGGAATAGGCGGCTTTGACTTAGCTGCTGAATGGATGGGTTGGGAAAACGTATTCCATTGCGAATGGAATGAGTTTGGTAAAAAAGTATTACATCATTATTGGCCACAATCAATTTCATATCATGACATCACTAAAACAGACTTCACTATTCACCGAGGAAAAATTGACATCCTCACGGGTGGTTTTCCGTGCCAACCGTACTCAAGTGCCGGAAAGCGAAAAGGAAAAGAAGATGAGCGACATCTCTGGCCGCAAATGCTTAGAGCAATTAGAGAAATTCAACCACGTTGGGTTGTGGGCGAAAACGTTCTCGGCCTTGTTAATTGGTCAGGGGGATTGGTATTCCACGAGGTGCAAGCTGACTTGGAAGCTGAGGGGTACGAAGTATGGCCGTATGTACTGCCAGCTGTATCCGTTAACGCTCCCCACAGAAGAGATAGGGTTTGGTTTGTTGCTAAAAACACCAAGTGCGATGGATTCGTATTCGGAGAACCTAACCAAGAAGGAGCAGAAATTTGGCAACTTAGGAACGCTTGCACAGGAAGTTCAATCGGGGTTTATTTATCAGAGAGGCTTACTCCCCACCCCCACCGCAATGGATTCAACCAACGCAACGGCAACGATGAAGAGCAGCCAGGTAAAGGAGGGGAGTATGCACTCGGTAACGCTAACACGGGCAATGAGTATGGGGATGTTGCCGACACCGAATCAGAGAGATTACAAGGACAATGTTGGGAACGGCATAGATGCTCCGAGCATAGGAGTAACGAGGGGTTATTCATTGGGGCAGAAAGTAAATTCAATGCTGCCGACACCGGCCACACGGGATTACAAGGGAGCCAGGTCAACGGAAGCATTGGAGGAAGCGGGAAGGAATCAGACAAATTCGCTTCCGGATGCGTTTGCTCAAACTGGCAAAACTTCCCAACTCAATCCCCGATTTGTTCTCGAAATGATGGGATTTCCTCCCGACTGGACAACATTACCTTTTCTAAATGGAGAAACGAATCAATCAAAGCAGCAGGTAACGCAATAGTACCGCAAGTGGTTTATCAAATCTTTAAAGCAATTCAGCAATATGAAACAACATCCCCTCTGGAAGATAAGATATAACACTGCCCATTACAATTATTTAAGTATATTTGCTTGACAATTCATATGCGAAGTTGCAGCCGAATATGAGTTTTTTTATTTAGTTGTTACTAAATATGCCCCTTACGCTGCAACCGTTTGGGGCATTCTTTTTTATGGAACTAAGAGATTACCAAATTAAATTAACGGATGACATTGTCCGTAAATTAGCAAAAAGAAAAGTTATTGCACAATTAGCTACCGGAGGTGGTAAGACAGTATGCTTTTCCTCAATCACAAAAAGATATATTGACAAGCACGAAAAGTCAGTATTGATACTTGTTCACCGAAAAGAACTATTGCAGCAAACACGCAGATCACTTCACAATGCTTTTAATTTAGATTGTCAGATTATAATTGCTGGGATGAAAACAATCCCTTACAATAGGATTTATGTAGGGATGGTTGAAACCGTAAAACGTAGAATAGACCAACTCCACAACATTGGGATGATTATAATTGATGAAGCACATATTGCTAATTTTAATTTAATACATGACCACTTTCCCGAAAGTTATTTCATTGGGTTTACTGCTACCCCACTTGCAGCCGCAAAAGATAAGCCACTAAAAAATTACTATAACGATATTGTATGTGGGGTAGATATTTCTCATTTAATTGATATAGGTTCGCTTTGTGCCAATGAAACCTATGCCGCAAAAGATGCCGTGAATAGAAAAGATTTATCAATCAAAGCAGGTGAATTTGATAATAGTTTAATGGGGCTTGAATTTTCGCAGCCACATCACGTTAACAATGTTGTAACCATTTACAAGCAAAAAGCAGAAGGAACAAAGGCTATAGTGTTTAACGTAAACATTGAGCATTCATTAAAGGTTACAGACGCTTTTGTTCAAGCAGGTTATAATTGCCGCCACTTTGATGGAGAAACAGACACTAACGAAAGAACAGAGGTTTTATCATGGTTTGAAAATACTCCAGGTGCAATACTTTGTAACGTAGGAATAGCCACAACAGGTTTTGATGAGCCAACTATTGAAACCGTTATTGTAAACCGCTCAACCATGTCTATGCCGTTATGGTTACAAATGACTGGCAGAGGCTCCAGACCTACAGAATTTAAGAAAACTTTTGCAATTATAGACATGGGAGGTAATGCTATTACTCATGGAGATTGGTGCGACAAGCATAATTGGGAGTATCTTTTTTGGAATCCACCGAAAAAAGGTGAGGGGGTTGCACCTGTAAAGGAATGTCCTAAATGTATGCGGGTTATACACATTAAGGTTATGAAATGCCCTGAATGCGGACATGAATTTCCTCTACCCAAACCAAAGATAGAAGAAGAATTGAGCGAATTTGTGTTAGTAACTAAAAATACAAATGTTTTAGAGATAATTTATGATAACAGATTTAAACAAGAATATCGTGCTTTTTTTATACTTGCTGAAGCATTTGCAAGAGAATTAAAGTACACCAACAAAGAATTAAATCAGGAAAAGTTTATTTTTACACTCCGCCTTTTACAAGATAAACACAGAGAGTGGTGCCGGGCAAAAGGCAAAAAGTACGATCAATGGCACCAGAATTTAACAAGAACAAAATTTATTGAAGAACTCCAAAAACACTATAAAAAATGGCAACCTCTGTAATAAGCATTTATAACAACATCCGGCAAACAGTATCAAAAGAAACTATTGATATTGAAAGGTTTATCAATGATATTCGTTTCGGTAAGTGGGAGGATATAGTCAACCCAATACGTATTTTAAAGGATTACGAAGAACGTAAAAAAGCAAAATTACAAGTTCCCTATGTTACACTATCAGGGTACTTTTCATCTGAAAGGAACGCAAAAAGTATTACCAACCATAGTGGATTTATCGGCATTGACATTGATAATATCAGTAATGAACTGAATGGGATAAAGTCTTTACTTTCTACTGATCCCTATGTTTACGGTTGCTTTATGTCTATTAGTGGTACTGGGCTTTGTGTATTATTTAAAATAGATGGTGAGAGGCATTTGGATGCGTTTAACTCTATAGCAGATTATCTCATAAAAAAGTATCAGATAGTAATTGACCCAAGCGGTAAGGATGTTTGCAGACCTCGTTTTATATCGTATGATCCAGAAGCATATCTAAACACAGATGCAATAGTATTTAAAAAGTATTTGCCAAAGGAGAAAAAACGTAAAATACAAAGCACAATATTTGTAAAGTCAGAATTTGATGATGTAGTAAAAAAAATGGTTGATGCAAATGTATCATGCGTTGAAGATTACCGAGATTGGCTGGCAGTTGGTTTTGGATTAGCTGATTATTTTGGGGAAGCCGGCAGAGAGTATTTTCATTTACTTTCATCCTGTAGTGGCAAATATGAGCGTTCAATGTGTGATAGGCAGTTTACGCATTGTTTAAGGCAACCTCAAAGCACAGGGAAAATAACTATTGCAACTATTTATTACTTTGCTAAACAAGCCGGGATAAACATATTCAGCGAAAAGACTAAACGCATAGCAGCAGTTACTTCTTCGCAAAAAAAGGCAGGACTATCCGCTAATCAAATTGCAGAGAATTTAGAAAAGTTTGAGGGCATAAAAAAGCAAGAAGCAGAAGCAATAATTAAACAGGCCTTTCAGTCAAATTCCGATTTTGCCACTAACACATCATTAGTAGAAAATATACGTTCTCATTTAAAACATACGTATAATTTAAAATTTAATACCATTTCACGCAGAATTGAACTGAATGGTAAGGATTTAGATGATAAAGTTATCAACACTTTGTTCCTTGATGCAAAGGTTATTTTTGATGATTTAACATTTGATATGTTTTATCGGGTGCTAACAAGTAATAATACAGAATCCTACAATCCTATTTTATCATGGTTTGAGGAAAATAAAGACTTGCCATGTAGCGGAACTATTGATGAATTTTTCCAATGCTTTGACACCGATGATGATTTACTTTACTTTGGTAAAAAATGGCTTGTTTCTGTAGTTAGTAGTGCAATGGGTATTCACTCGCCATTGGTGCTTATTTACGTATCTGAAAAGCAAGGAACAGGAAAGACAGAAGCATTCCGTAGAATGATGCCAAAGGGCTTAAAAAGCTATTATGGGGAGAGTAAGTTAGATGCTGGCAAAGATGATGAAATATTAATGACACAAAAGTTAATAATCCTGGATGATGAGATGGCCGGCAAAAACAAAAAAGAAGCAGACCATATTAAAGGATTAACAAGTAAGCAAACATTTTCCCTTCGAGAGCCGTATGGCAGAACAAACGTAGATTTAAACAGGTTAGCGGTTCTATGTGGAACTACCAACTCAAAAGCTATATTAAACGATCCTACTGGAAACAGGCGATTTATACCGATAGAAATTAGAAGCATTGACTTTGACAGGTATAATGCAATAAATAAGGATAAGCTATTTGCAGAGGCATACAACCTTTACACCCAGGGGTTTGAATGGCAGCTATCTGCTGAAGATATAGATAGGCTAAATAGCAAGGCCGATAAGTTTCAAGACCTATCAATGGAGTATGAACTTATTAACAAGTTTTTCACATTACCATTAAGCGGAGGAGGTATCTACATGACCGCTACTGAAATGAAGGTATCTCTGGAGAATCAAAGCGGACTCAAAAACATATCATTGAGGAAAATAGGCATGGAACTAAAAAGGATAGGCTTTAATTGTTTGTTAAAAAGAGTTAACAATAAGGTTATGCAGGTGTACGAAGTAGAGAAAAATGAGTCGCAAATCAGTAATTTTACCGAGCCTAACCCATTTTAGCGTAAAGGATGTAAAGGATTGTAAAGGATAAAAATTTTTATCCTTTACACTTGAAACCCTTACTACCATTGATTCTTATAAGTTTGTAAAGGATGTAAAGGATAAATCTATAGAAAGTTAATAGAATAATATACACACACATCACACACACACACACATTATTATATTCTATTCCTATAAGAAAAAACGCATTTTTTCCTTTACATCCTTTACAGATTGCTGAAAGTCAATAGCAGTAAGGGTTTTAGGCGTAAAGGATAAATTTAATTAACCTTTACAGTAAAGGATAAATATGACAAAAGAGCAATTTTTAGCAAGTAATTACAAAAATGAGGATCAATTTCAAGCATTGGTGTATACTTTTATCAACCATAACTACCCCATATTAAGAAAATTTATATTCCATGTGCCTAATGGCGGTAATAGGTCTGCCCGTGAAGGAATGAAATTGAAGTCTATGGGAGTTTTGCCGGGATGCCCTGACTTGGTTTGCGTAAAGCCATTATTCGCATTGGAACTAAAAATGCCTAATGGAGTACAATCACCGGCACAAAAGCAAATACAAGAACTTTGGGGAAGTATGTACTATATTGCATACTCGGCAAAAGAGGTGATTGATATAATTGATAAAGTAAGTAAAACAACAAATTAACTGGACAAATTTCATGTGGTGTTTTGGTTTCCCCTGGTGTTTCTACATCGGGGGTTTTTTTATGTAAATGTTGGTTAATTTACACATTAACGCCATATTTGATTGATAAAGTCAACATTTGTAAGCGATAAAACCATTTGAGTTGAATTTTTGGTTGTTTGGCTGGTATGTGAGTACCTTTGTCTAAAGTAGAACTTAGTACATGGCTATTGGTAAAAAGACTGGAGGAAGAAAAGCAGGTACACCTAATGTAACTACCAAATCGGTGAGGGAACATTTCGCCCATGCGTTTGAGTTATTGCAGCAATCACCTTCGGCAAATATTATGACATGGGCAGAATCGAACCCCACCGAATTTTACCGCCTGGCATCCAAACTGATTCCGCTACAGGTTGCCAACGATCCGGATAACCCAATGCCGACTACCATCATTCAGATTATCCCCGACACCAAATCACACCCCATTGTATAAATTGTGTATCTATTGTGGAAAACAAAAGTGTAGGCTACAGATGAACCACTCCAAAGATATTTGCTATCTTTGTGAAACACGCTCGGACACCATGCACATACATTACAACTTTGCAACACGTAGCAGACCGGAGAAGATGGCTGCTGCATTTGCTACTATCCAGGCATATTCACATTCTAAGAAGTACACGGTTGGGTTAACGGTTGATGATGATGATACCGTTACGCTAAACTCAAACGAGTTATCCGACCTGCTTAAGTTCCCAAATGTGTTTATCAACATGGGTAAATCCAAAAGCAAGGTACACGCCATCAACCGGGGCATGGAAGGATGGCAGGGTGATATTGTGGTTAATATGTCAGATGATATGCGATTCATTAAGCAGGGCTATGACATTGACATTATCAACGCATTTGAGGG